GACCAGTAACGTTTGTCCTGCTCGCCTTGCCTTTGCCCCGGCTTGCGGTTGTAGTTGCTCCAAGGGCTGCGCCTGCTGCCTTTAGGTATCGTAGCCATAGTTGTAACCGTGGTGGCCTGTGAGTTGGTACAGTTGTTTGCTAAGGCGCTTGAACTGTCGCCAACGCCAATCCTTTCCGTCCGTCTTATTTAACGCCGGGTCGTCTTTTAACAGCTCGTTTCTTTGTTGTCTTAGTTGGTCGTATTGCTTCCGCTGGTCGTTGGTTAGGGAGTACGGATTTGAACTCCGCGAATCGATTGGCCTCAGCCCTGTAATAATCATATAAGTTTCGTAGTTCTGCAACCGTGAACGTTCGAGGCTCGTGCGCTCGTCGCATAACTTCCGCAGCTCGTCCGGGTTGTTCGCGGTCAAGATTGCGGCCAAAAATCCATTGTTCTCCTTGTCCGTAAAGATTGCAGGAAACGCATTGCGGCTGTACATTAGTTTCGCACCACCTAGTGTTGCTATACCGCCTGCTGGCAAAGTGGCCGGCTTGAATCTTGGATGCGTGGTAACTCTTCCCACAGGTAAAGCATTCACACATCCCTGCTTCGTCCGCTGCTCTCCAACGTACGTATTTGCTGAACCATTCATCGACTTTCTTTTTTGCTTGTGCGTGAGTTAGTTTCTTCTTTGCTGGCATCGCGTACGGTTATGCCCCGAATGTACGATACGAGTTCTTCACGTTCGCGTTGCAGCGCTTTGTAGCTGCTGCTGGCTTCGTACTTGCGTTTGTTGTTTTCGAGCCCTTGCAAATACTGCTGCTTCTGTTCTTGGTAATTGTCTTCGCAGTAGTCGTAAAAGCGGCGGTTATAGTTTAGCACTTCGGGGTGGTTGCATAGATGCCCGTTGTTGTTAACGAAGTATTCGCGTTCCATCGCATGCGGCCGGTAGCGTTGCATGGCGTCTGTGCCGTACAGCGTCTGTATGTGGTGTTTGCGCCCGTCGATAAGGTCGAGCCAAAAGCGTTCAATTGGTGTCATTGCAATGGTATTCTAAGTTGCGACTGGTGTTCTTGTAGGCGTTTCTTTGCCGCGTTGAAATAATCGGCGTCCAGTTCGCAGCCGACCAAATCAAAGCCGAGGTTGTGGCAAGCAATTGCGATTGAACCGCTCCCGAGGTGCGTGTCGAGTATTCGGTCGCCCTCTTTGGCGTAGTTCATTAAAAGCCATTCGTACAGCTTGACGGGTTTCTGTGTTGGGTGTATTCGTTGTTCTTTGTTTTTCATGTCACCTTGCCAATAGCCCGACCATAAGAATTTGTATCTGCGGAGACCTTTGTTGAAGCTTGTATAAGCCAATTCGCAAGTGCTAAAATCATTTGTTTTCTCCATTTTATCCCAAACTATCCAACCGCTTGAGCTGCTGTTAAATTCATTTGAAAAATGATTTGCGCCCCATATTATTTGATTCTTTGAGCACCTTTGAATTTCTGTCAATACGTTACCCTTCACGTGTTCTTTATCCCAATCTTTACTTTTATAATCGTTGTTTTTGTAGTTACCGCCGCCACTCCCAAAATTTTTGTGAGCTGCACCAATCCCATACGGAGGGTCGACAATAGCCAACTCAAACGCGTTGTCTTTACACGTTGCGAGGTATTCCATGCAGTCGATGTTGTGCAGCTCAATCATTGGTGCGTGCTTTTGCTCGGTTCTCCATCTCTTCGCGCTCGGTATACGTCAGGCGGTTTTCGCCTCGCATCCATTCCGGCGCGCTTACGCGTGCGGCCTGTGGGTTCGTCTGCGTCGCGTATTCGGGTTGCAGGTAGCGTATAGCCTCTTTCATCTCGCGTTCAAAGTCCTGCCGTTCCATGTCGCGAATTGTTTGCACTATGGGCGCTTTTACGCGCTCGTACTTGGCAAAGCATTCTACAAACTGCGCCAGCTTCAACCGTTCGTAATACGGCCCATAAACCTCCTTCGCCATGTGGTAGCAGCACAGCCGCCAATCCTCAATGGTGAAGCAGGGGTATGTTTTCAAAAGTTCGTTTATCGTAAGGCTGATTTCCTCCGGCGTGGTTAACGTCTTGTTGGCGTCGATGAATTTTACCGTTCGGGTAATCATGGCGACCAGTGCGGCCCGCGTGGCTACCTCGTCCACCTTCATGGCGGTCTGTACGTTCGTGCCCTTAAAGCACGTTTCCACCGTCAGCGTCGATACGTCCTGTTCTTGCAAATTCTGCAAGCTTTTCGCGGTTGACATCGCTTTCAAGGTTTTGCGCTCTTCGGGCGTTAGGTCGGCCGTTCTTGGACTTGCCAAATACAAGTCCTTTCCAACCGTTTGCAATTGCTGTGTGGATTGCTTCGATTGCGTCTGTTTCTGTGGGGTGTTCATTTTGAAGTTTGATTAGTGCCCGCTGTTCGCTTTGGGCGGTTTTGTATTTGAATCGGTGGTCGGTGCGTTTGTACTCTTTCCATTCTTTCCATGCAGCGTTAAACGTGTCGGTTTGAAAAGGTAAAACAACCTCGCGCGCCTGCGCGCTTTCTTTACTTGATACTTTAAGTGTTTTATTATATGTTTTATTATGTGCTGAATTCTGCGCACTCGTTTGCGTGGATTTACGCACTCGTTTGCGTGATTTTACGCACTCGTCTGCGCGGATTTGCGCACTCGTTTGCGCAGATTTACGCAGTCGCCTGTTGTATCTGTCGCCTTCGCGAACCAAAAAACCGGCGTTGCAAAGCTTAGAAATGTATCCGCGTGCGGTCGCTTCTGATACGTTCAGCAGTTCGGCAAAATGCGCGTTGCTGGCAAAGCATTCTTTTCCCTGCGATTCGAAGTTCAGAACCTCGGCAAGCAATACCCGTTCGTTTGGGTGCAGCTCGCCAAGATTCCAAATGTCTATGGGTATACTCACGTACTTGCGGTTCATCTGTCTTTACAGCACTCAAGCAAATACATCATAAGCGCAGGGGCTTCAATACAAAATGCAATGGACGTGTTGCCGTCGCCGCCGCGTTTTGCCCAGCTTTCTTCAGGTGGAATATTTGCCTTTATACAGTCCTGTTTAAACTTCTGTAAAGCTTCGATAAGGCGAGTCGTTTGCACCAACAAAGTCATACTGCCGTCGCCAGTCATTAAGGCCCAATGCTGTGCGCTTGTTGTGTTTATGCCTGAAGGTTTGCCGTGGCTGCTGTATTCAATAAAATAATTCTGTGTGCGATGCGTCTTGCGGTCGCGCTTCACTTCAATTGTTTGATTCGTCAAAATGCTGTCCAGCATCTTTTCGCCCTCTTCGCCAAATTTTAAATCGGCTGTAAAATCGCTATAATCTTTCATTACTTGGTTTTTGCTTCGTTCAATTGTTCCATGCTTTCCGCAACGGCGTCAAACAATTCCAACGGGTTGACGTCTTTGCGCTGCACGAATTTGGCACTGTGCTTTAAGATGCCGCACGGGTTTACGTAGATGTAGTTTTCGACGGTGCGCCGGCTTACGTCCAGCACGTCGGCGGCTTCATCGAGGTTCTCAAAGTGATGTTTCAGAAACTCTTTCAGGTTCATAATAGAAGTTGCATTCATACTTAATTTTTTTTTGGTACAAGTCGCGGCAGTATCGCTGACAGCTTTTGAGGTTCTCAAATCGCACTTGCGTTTTGTGTTCGGGTAGTTTTACCACCCATCGCACCCTAGAACGGGAATCCATCGTCGTTTGCCACTTTTTCGATTGCTGCCGCTTGCTGCTTCATCTCGTCCGTTTCTGTCAAAATCTCGTACTTCCATACGGTCAGGCTCATAAAGGCGCGCCAGCCCTTTTCCCCGCCGTCCCATTCGCGGCCGCGTACGTTGCAACGCATCTTTACTTTCATGCCGGGCGTAAGCGTTCCGGCTTCGTCGGCCATGTCTTTAATGAACTCGACCGGGAATATGTCTTTGTATTCGCCGTCGGGCACCTCTACGTGTACTTCGCATTTGCGAAAGCCGCTTGCAAATTCTTGCGGCTGGTTTACTCGGCGCACTACGCCTTCAATTGTTAATTCCATGTTTTTTATATGATTTGGTGAATTCTGTTTGCGACCAATTCGGCAAGTCGATTGCCCGCAATTGGTTTAGTTGTAGTCGTTCGAATATCTCGCGCCAACGGTGCGGCGTGGGTTCGGTTTCTATTATCTCGTCCGTTAATCCTTCGTCGTCGTCCTTCATTGTGGACGTGCTAAGTAGATGCAGCGCCAAATCCTTTAAGCGTTCTTGGTGCGCTTGCTGGTCGGCTTCTGCTGCCTCAAAAAACTCGTCGAGGTTCATTCGTCTATCTCGTCTTCGCCGTAAACAATACCGCCATACCCGGCGAGCTTCAAAACCGCACGCGACAAAGCACGCTTTTCGGCCATCGCAATCGGGTACGCATTGCGGTTGTTGCCTTTGCTCACCTCGCCGTACGTTTCTACTTCGCCCAATTCGCATTTTGCGTACGCTTTAACGCAATATCTTCCTTCGGTAGGGTCAGACCATTCCGGCACTATCTCAAAGCGAACCACGGCCTTTATTTTAGCTTGTACGTGTTCCACGCCTCGGCGGGTCATAATCACAAAGCCGCGTTGGTCTTTGTGGAAGTGGTCGGCGCGCATATCGTACTTATCCGACAACGCTTTCAGTTCGTCAATTGCGCTCATTTGTTTCGCTTTGTGTAGGCCGCAACCAAGTCGGCTTTGAATTGTTGCATCAGTCGTTCGAATCGGCGTTCTTCGGCCAGTTCTTGCTGCCAAGCATTGAAGTCGCTTGTTGGCTTCACGTGTACGCTGCTGCGTACGCAAATTGGTTTGCTCATTTTCATTTGTCGTTTAGTTGTTCGTAATCGTGGTCAGCGCGTTCGAAAAAATCGTCTTCCTGTTCTTCATCGTCGCTGGGGTAATCGTAGCCTTCGCGCCACATTATTTAACAATTAAAAAGAAAGGTGTTCCGCGATGGTAAACGCTTGTTTGTACTCCATACTCGTAAGCAATTTTTGCTTGAGCTTTCTCGGCTTGAGTGCGGTTTGCGTAGGTCTTTGCAATTGCTGTAAGCCCGTTTCGTAGTTTCATCGTTTCCATGTCGGTTGTTTTTGTTTGTTTGATGTCTCAAAGATACGCAACTTATTTCGTTACGCAAACTTTTTCGAAGTTTTTTTTTCTTAGGGCACAAAAAAAAGGGGCTACCCCGTTGGATAAACCCCTTTTCGCTGCTGAAACAAAAACAAACCTGCAAACTTCTTTCAATGTTTACACGGCTGCAATTTAGTCATTTTTTCGCGCTTCTCGACGTTCCTTTCGTCGGTCGGCAACAATTGCGTTTATAAGCGTGTCAAGCCAGCCGAATACCTTGTTATCTGCCTCTGTTGGCGTAAGGTTTACAATAACCTTTACAAAGGCCATGAGCGCCAAAGCAATCTCGGCCCAGTACGTTTGGATAAGTTCTCCCATGTTTAAGAATTTGAACGCAAGTTACAAAGGCATCAAACAATTGATTGCAGTATGCCCGCCCAAAACAACGCCGCAGCCAATCGCCTGCTTTTTAAAGTGCTTGGCATACGCCGCCGCATAGCTGTCGCGGTCGATGCCGCAACCTACCTGCATTCCAAAAATTTTAAAGTTGTTGCCGACCATCCATTCGCAATATGCCTGCGTATGTATATGGCCCTGGACCGTGCTTTGCATATCGTTCTTAGCTTTGGTTCGTGCTGTTCCGCCTTCCCCGTGTACGTATTGCACGCCGTCGTATTCGATACGCTCAACCCAATCCCAGCTTGTACCTAGAACCTCGTTGTAGTCTTTTATCCATTCCTTCGGCACGGATGAGCTAAACGCCTTGCGCATTATTAGACGGTCGTGGTTGCCAATAATGACGTCGGCAACTGGGAATGCTTCCGCCCATTTTTGGACGTGCTTTATGGCTTCGTGCAGCTCGTACGAACCGCCCAGCGCATTGGGGTCGGTTTCATGATAGCTGCTATAATGATTGTCCAGAATGTCGCCAATAAAAACAACGTGGTTGCAGTTAAAGTTGTCGTACTGCTGCAAACAGAATTCGAAATAACCGTCGAGTTCAAACGGGCAATGCAAATCACCTACAACCAAGATACGCCGTTCGTTTGCCCGGATGAAGTCCAAGGCTTTAAACTGTTGCGCGCTTAATCTCGGCCGGTGTTCTTTAATCATAAAGCCAAATTACGTCTTCGTCGTGGCTCGCGTCGTAACTGTTATCGACGTGTATAAACGTCTTTGCGATGCCTATGCGGTTAAATCCGACTTCTAAAAGCCCGCCCAGTATGTAGCAGCGGTTGCGGCTGTCTACGCAGTGTATGTCGGCCGCGCACCCCATAGTATGGGCGCTGTTCGGCTTGCCGCCTACTTTCTTGTTGTGTTCTTTAGTTCGGTAGCCGCTGTTAATGCGAAAAGGCACGCCTGCAAGGTGTCTTGCGCGGTCAAGCATCTGCAAAAAGTCTTCGTCCATCATGCGCTCGCCGCTCCCCTTTCCCTCCATGGGACAATCGAATTCATGATAGTTGAAGTATCTCAAAACAATAGAATCGAAAGTGCGGCAATCGCTATAATAAGGTCGGCAATGTCGGCGCGGCCATATTCGCGCGCCTTGTAAACCATGTTAGCGAATACCGTGGCTAAAATAACGAAAATCATTTTTGCATTTTGGTTATCATGATTTCGAGCCGGTGCACGCTTTCTAACAACTCTTTGGCGATGTTTTTAAAGTCGTTGTTTTCAAGTTCGAGTTGTATCACGCGGCTTTTCAATCGCGCAACGGTACTGTTTAGGTTTACCCATACGCCCACAATACCAGCAATCACAGGTAACAAAGCGAGAACAATCTCGTAAATCATTTTTCTTTCTTTTGGATTATAAACCAGTTTGTACCGTCGCACAAGATAGTGATTCCATCATAGGCGCGGTTGAAATCGTAACTGGCTGCGCCGTCAATTGTTGCACTTGTATCGACCGTTGCCGGGCGCAATCTAACGTACGTATTTGCGCTTATGGTGCTGTCAGAATGAAACGCAATTAAACGGCCTTCGCTCTCGCTTACCGGTGGCAACAAAATACCGCTGTTCCCATTCGGCCCCGTCCACGTGTTCATAACGTGGCTTGTGTTGTCGCCAATCGTCGTTACCAACGTGTCGCGGTTGGTGATTTTCAGCAACTCGCAAAACGTAGCCAACGCGCCGCGTTTTAATTCGCTTATGCGCTCGTAAATGTCTGCCGTTACATTCATAAATTGAAGTTAAATAAATTCGGGTCAACGCTGCCGTTGTCATTGTTTACGGCCAGTTCGGTCGACGTTACATTCGTGTCGTCAAAGTTCAGCAACCAACGCTGCACGTCGCTTTCGCGGCTGTTCATTACGACGTTGAATTCGAACGGCGCAAAATACTCCGTGCCTTCCTTTATCGTTTGCCACAACTCAAAGCGCCGGCCAAACAAACGGCCTTTACGTATCTGCGTGGGCAATTGCCCTAACGCCATAGCTTCGGCAACGCCTAAACGGTGCAAGCTTACCGCCGTACTCGTTTGGCTGCTAGTGTACGTATTACCGTAGCCCGTCAAGGTGAAATTTCCGTATGGGATTGGATACGCCGCGCCTAGTATTGTGCCCTCGGGGTCGCCATGCAGCACCTTGCCTTGGTTAATTTCTATGCGGTTGTCGTTGCTGGTTCGGGCCTCAAATAGAATTTCATCGCCGAGTAACCCCTGGTCGCCGGTCAGCTGTATGCCGCTGCTCAAGAAAAGATAGTCGCCGACGTAATTGCTTGTTATGTCCGTGCCAACCGCGCTAATAACGCGTAGCTGTATTGTTACATCTAATCCGACTTGTTGCGAAGGCAGGTCATCAGTTGCAACCGACCAAGGCAAGCCCGCGTTAAATCCGTCGCTTTGATTGAATTGTGCAATATTTAAAATATACTCGCCAGCAACCGAACCCCAACCCGTATTTCTAAAATAAAGCGTTCCGCATTTTATGGTAAGCTGCAACTGCAAAAACGCGTTATTTAATGGGATGTTTGAAACGCTTGCGGGGTCTAGGGCTATTTGGCAACCGCCGCTAATGGAAAAGGCAAGGCCGGAAATGTACGTGCGGTCGGTGTCGTTATAAACGATATTGTCGCCGGTCGTAATGGCTTGGCTGTACTGTGTAACGGCGAGTTGATTGCCAAAGTAATCACGGGTGCGGCGTACGCGCTTTAATGGCGGCAAGTACGTAATGATGCCGCCGGCCATTTTAACGAAATCGTCGTCCGTTTCATTTACGTAACCGCTTTGCAATTCCGCTGTTTCGCCCGTAGTCAAAGCGGCAGCCGTGCCGCTCTTATCCACTTGTACTATATCGGCTGTCCAGTCGTCGGAATCCGCTGCACGCAAGTAACAATTGACCGGCATGAACCACCAATAGCCGTTAGCCTGAAAAACGCGCGCGTTCAAGCTGCGCGCAATGCTTTCTAAAATCTCGTAACTGTTATAACCTCGCGAGCCTTCGTAAATTTCGTTGTCGTCAAAAATGAATGGGTTGTCTAATTGCACGTCATCCAGCCAATCCGAACCCGTGTAGCCATTCATTTCGACGTCGTTTACGTACCTGAAAAAACCGTCGGTAGCGCCCCACAAATTTTCGGTGCGCATTTGGTTCAGGATTTGCAGCATGTGTTCAACGGGCGTGCGAATCTCGTTTGCGCCGCTGCCGTCCGTTTGGTCAAACAAAAGCCGTTGCAAATTGCCGAGGTCGTCCGTGGCCGTCATGCGTACGGGGTTCGGTGCTGGCGCGTCGTCTTGTTCTACCTGCTCGGCGGCAAGGATGCCCGCCCAGTACAAACTGTCCACGTTGTCAGGGTCTTTGCGTACTTCGACTTGCATTCGCCCTTCCTCGGCGGCTGGCAAAACGCTATTTAAAAACGTGTCAAACGTGCCGCCGTCATTCATAACGGTAAATTCTACGCTGCTTCCAATTATGGGCTGGTGGCGGTCTTCGTTATTACCGGAATACGTGAGCGCAAAACCTTCCGCGCCCAACGTAACTTCGGCAGCCGTGCCGTTGTAACTGGTGTCGTGCAGGTTAATCCGCCAAACATCGCCAACCTCGTCTTTGAATTCTCCGTAGAAACGTATTGTACTCATTAAAATCCTCTTACGCGGTTACGGTCAATTGCACTGTATTCGCTGCTTAACAAGATGTCGCGCCCTGACAAACGGCCGTGAACCTGTACAGCCTGCCCGCCCAGCATTCCGCGCAACTTGTCAAGCGGCGCGATAACTTCCGGGTTTGTCTTTGCGCCGGGGTATTCACCGACAAGGCCAAGCGTCGGGCCGCTTACGATACCGCCGTCGGCAAAGGCTGGCAACGAATTGAATAAACCTTGAACCAAAGCAACGCCGGAAGCAACCAAAGCGGGAATAACAATAGGCGCAGCCGGGCCGGTAAATTTACCGCTGTTTATCATGGCTTCAATGATGCCAGCCTGAGAAGCGGCAAGGGCTGTACTAATTATGCCCTTTGCCATTTCTTTCATTGCCTCCTTTCCTTTTTTTGCGCCTGTTATCATATCGGCAAATGCTGAACCAATAATAGAACCAAAAGATTCGGCAGCCTGCGCCATAGCCGCTAAAAAAGTTTCGCCTGCGGTAAGCTCGCGCACAAAACCCGGTACTGGCGTTTCTTCTAATCGGTTAAACAACGCGCCCAAGCTGTGGTTAGCTTGGTCGGTGCTGTCTTTTATTGGCTTCCATATATCGGTGTTAGGTACTTCCTCAAGCTTATTCATGAGGAAACCAAGCGTGTTGCTTTTGTCTTTTAGCTTCGCCGTGGTTTGCTGTGTGGCATTGCCTAAATCTGTAACGCTGTCGCCGGCGTTATCGGCTTCGTCGGCCGTCTGTTTCAGCTTCAACGCTACACCCTCTTCAAGTTGCACCATTGCAGCCAAATCCGCGTTAGCCGTTTCTAACGATGCTTCAAGCTTTTTGAGGTCGCGACCGGCTTGGCTGTTGGCGCTGCGCTTGTAAGGTGCTAGCGCCTCAATTGCTGCTTTTTCTTCCTCTAATTGCTTTACGTACGCTTCCTGCGCTGTTACTGCGCCTTGGATGCTTGCGGCTTGCTGTTGCAAGTCAAGGCCGCCCAAACTTTTTTTGAGGTCGTCGACTTTATTACTGCCTTCGCTGCTCGCGTTGTTCAGCATGATAACCGCGCCAACGACCAAGCCAATCGCAGCGGCAACTGCGCCGAACGGGTTTGCAAGCATGGTTGTATTTAGGGAAGCAAAGGCAAGTTTTGCAGCCTTCAAACCATTGATTAAGTTAGGCAACACAACTAACACCGGGCCAATTGCTGCGGCAATTCCTGAAACAGCCATAATAACAAGTTGGCCGCCGTCGCTCATAGATGAGAACCGCGCAGCCAAGTCGGAAACGATACCGGCAAGCTTTATCATAATGGGCGCAAGGGCTTGCCCAATTTCGATTTGTGCGCCCTCAATTGCCGACTGCATGCGCTTCATTGCACCTTCGGCTGTGTCGTCCATCGTGGCGGCCATATCAGCAGCAGCGCCGTCGCTATTTTGCAAAGCCGTCGTAAGGCCGTCAACGTCGCCCATGCCTTCTTTAAGCACCAAGAAAGCAGAAGATGCCGAACGGCCAACCTCGTCTTTTGCGTCGGCAAGGTTTATAACTTCGCCCGCGCTTTTCTTCATTGCCTCGCCGAAGTCCATGCCCGTGCCTGCGACTTCCTGCAAAATTCGGCGCAAGGCCGTACCCGCTTGGCTGCCCTTTATACCATTGTTTGCAAGCTGGCCGAGCATGGCCGTGGCTTCCTCAAGCGTTACGCCGGCCGCCTTCGCAACCGGGGCAACGTACTTCATCGAATCCTGAAAGCTGTTTATGTCGAGCGCAGACGAACTAAACGCCGCCGCCATTACATCCGTAACGTGGCCCGTTTCGCTGGCGTCCAAACCGAAGGCGCGCAACGTAGCGCCGGCAACCTCGGCACTTTGCGCCAAGTCCGAGCCGGTCGCCTGTGCAAGGTTTAGCGTCGCGCCTGTTACCTGCGTAATCTCTTCGGACGTAAAACCAAGCTTTGCAAATTCGAGTTGCAACGCGCTTACCTCTGACGCCGTAAACCGCGTCGTACGGCCTAATTCTTGGGCGTTGTTTGTAAGGCTTTCAAACTCGGCATTCGTTGCACCCGACACGGCTTTAACCTTCGCCATGCTTTGTTCGAAGTCGGCAAATACTTTTACCGAACTCGCACCAATCAAAGCAAGCGGCGCGGTAATTCCCATTGACAAACTGCGGCCGAGGTTTTGAATTTCGCCCGTGGTTCGCTGAATATCTCGTTTGGCTTGTTTTAAGCCTTGGTTGAGCAGTCGCGTGTTTGCGCCAACCCGTACAACTAAATCGCCTAGTTTCGCCATGTCATTGTGCTAATGAACGCAAGATACTAAACCCGTCGCCGGCCTTTTCTTTCTGCTCCCACGGGAAGGTAGCAAGGTCTTTTGGGGTTATCCTTTTCTTTACGTGTGGGTTTACTACGATGGCAGCCAGCCAGCGCGTGCGCTCCCATTCCGCTTTTTCGCGTTCTTCGATTTGTTTGTAGTGCCCGCGCATAGCGTTGCCAAATTCTGAGAACGTAAGGTCGTAAAGCAAAACGGGGTTAAGCCGCAATTGGCCTAACCCCATTTCCTCAATTTCGTCCCAACTCAACGGCTTGCCTTGGCCCTCGTTTTTTTTTGAGTGCCCATACAGTCCGCAACGGTTTTGCTTAGTGCAGGCAGGTCGGCGATTTCAATCAGTCCGAGGAAATCGTCAACGTCCATTTCGAACGCCATGCCTTGCGCCTTGCAACCTTCCTGAACGAAGTAATAAACCAGCTCAGGAATTAACGTCACGTCGTTGCTGTCAACCTCGGCAACCTTTTTGCCGGTGTTGTCTTCAAAACGTTTCCAAGCTCGCATAGTAGCGCGAACCGGAAACGTCTTGCCGTCGAGTTTAATTTCAATCATTCAACGAAATTACGCAGTAATTTCCTCGCGAACAACTGTGCCCGTTACTTCGATAGTCATAGAAAAGCCTACGTTGTCTTCAACGCCTGCCGTTTGTTCGAGGCTGGTAATGTATCCAGCAACGTTGAACTGTTCGTCCCCTGCGTTAGCCACTGCACCCGAACCGGTGTTCGTGAAGATTACGTACAATTTGTCGCCGGCGATTTGGTGGTCAACCAAAGCGTTAAAACCGTTTGTAGCATCCTCAGCAAACAAACCCGAAAGGCTCAGGCTTGCCGACTTGAGGCCGGGCAAAAGCTCGCGCCAACCGCCGCTTGTTTTCGTGGTGATGTCGCGCATGTCCGTGCTCATGGAAATGCTGCATTCTGTTACGTGGTCAACTACTACTTCGCTGTCGTCCGATGTGCCCAAAAAGACACGGATGGAAGAACTGTTAATTATGCCTGTTGTTTGGGCCATTATTTCTTAGATTTTTTTGGTTCTGTCTTTTCGGGCTTGTCCAAGTATCCGCCTTTCTTAAGCTTTGCCGCGAATTTGTTGGATACATCTACAACCGTACCGGCGGGCCATTTCCAGCCGTCCTTGTTGTAGGGTTTTTGAATCGTTACCTTCATGGGTGCAATTTACTGAATTTCGTTTTCATCATTTGGAAACCATCCGAGGCCGTCCATCTCGTCATAATCCCGCACCGTCACCGTGCTGGGTATGATGTGCTGAAACGGAAATTTTTGATTCGTCTGCACGTACGCGCTCAGTTGGTAACGCTCGTCGTTGGTCAGCTCAGGAAAGCAAGCCACCAACTTCTCGAGGGTCGCCGCGGGGTGAACGTGGATGAGGTACTCGGTATCCACTTGCAGCGCGTTCTGGATTCCGTCGGGGTGGACTACAATCCCGAACACGGTGGAAGCCGCTTCGCCTTCTGCCTGAATGAGTACGGGCCGCGAGATGTTGTAAAGTTCTCGCGTGATTTGGTACGCTCTTCGTTCGCTTGTCTGCGTGGCGGTTGGAAGTACGATAATATATCCGTTCATCAGTAGATGTTGTAGAAGGTGTTGATGTTGTCTTCGATGCCAGTGCGGTTGCTGGATTGGTCGGACTGCCAAAGAATGAACTCACTTAATTTGATTCCCGCTTGAATGGTCGCCGAAGATGCAAATATTTCGAGATTTGAACTTCCCCAGTTTGAATTCGTATCGCTTATATCTATAATTGGTGAAGCGTTTCCGTCTAAATACGAACGTACATTTACCGTGTCCGCATAGCTGTGTTTTAAATATGTGGTATTTAAAGAAATTGCATTTGTAGCATTTCCTGAGACTGTCGCGCTTCTTATTGTTGCCGTTAATGGTCTTCCGCTTGTGTCAAAATGTCCATCACTTAACTGCAAACCTGTTACTGGTGGGAAGTAATTATAAGCGGTTAAGCTGTAAACACTCCACTGATAATTTGTTCTATTGCTTACGGTTATTGCTCCAGTTGCTTGTAAAAAATCGCCCGTGTCCGAAAGCAACGCAGGCTTCGAATTATCGTTTTGAGTCACCACGCCCGTCGTCCCGTCGTAAATTTTTGGCATTTTCGCCGTCGTCGCCTGCGCCGCGTCGTTGCTGTTTCCCGATTGGTCGTACCACTTCGACACGAACCCGTCGTTACTTCCGCAATGCGCAGCAAGTGCAACCGTATCCAACTCGCCGAATACGTTGAAGCCGATGTCCGCGTAGCTGCTCCCGTTGTAAACCTCTACCGCTGAACCAACATAGCTAGAGTCCAAAAGCCGCAAGGAATAAGCCGCCGCCGCCCCGCTGTACGTGTCGAGCAGTGGCGTGTTTTGGGTGAAGTAGTCGCCTTGATTCTCTTCTACGCTCGTTCGGTCGCCTGCGCTTTTGGAGTTATCAAAAAGAATGATTTCCTGTAAAACACCTTCTATACAATTATTCGCCGCGCCCGTGTCCCTCGAACCTATGTATAGAGATGTGCCCGTACTTGAACCACCTACATTCCCGCTAACCATTTGCGTGCCTGACCTACGGAATGAACCGCTTGAACCGTTGTATACATGCGTTTCTTGTAACCTTATTAATTCGCGGCTTTTATTGCCTGCGCTCAAAACAACACCTGCGTTGATATAGTCAAAAGATGACGAATTTCTACCTCTGTTAACAGTGGTCGTATAATACAGTCTTTCCGTTCCGCCGCCAACTATGGTATCATATTTGAAGACACTGTAAAAATCAAATGGCTGGCTAACGCTCGAAATCGTACTTATTAAATAATCTGTACTGCCGTCAAAGTCAATACCGACTCGACCGTCTTGTTTCACCAACGCACCACCCGTGTAAATAGTCGGTTCGTTACCTGATGCCGCCGCCGTCGCATCGTTCCCGTTTCCGCTTTGGTCTTTCCACGTTACCACGGTACACGTCGTGCCCGTGCAAAACGTTTCTATTGCGCTCTCGTCGATGTTGCCTGAACCGTCAAAGCCGATTGTTTCAGTCGTCGAATCCGATGCCCTGCGAATAACCATGCATTCGGTTACGTTGCCGTTCAGTCGCCGCGTGGAATACGCCGCCTCCGCTCCGCTTCCGTAGCTCTCATTCAAAAGCCCCGTAAACGCAGGTGCTTGCGCTACCTCTTCCCACGTCATTTTGAGGCTAATCGGAACCGTGCCGCCTGTGCGTTCCTTCAGGTAAGCAAGCAAAGCCGCCTTCGCATTTGCGAACGTAGTGTTATCGGCGATGGCTGTAAACTGCGTCCAATCGGCTGACGTGTCTGGGTCGGCCTGCGCCTTCTCTGCATAGTACAGCTTGCGCCGAATGTCGTAGCCGCTTTGCGCCGTGTCCGTCTGCGCGTCTTCGTGCAAACCGTCGCCGTCAGCCTGTGCCGTATAGTACAGCTCCACCGTTTCAGTCGCACCGTCTAGCAGCGTTTCCGCTTCGCTTGCATAACGGTTGTGGTAATACACTGCGTCATCAGGCAATTCGGCGGCGCTAATCTCCCAACCGTCTACGCCGTTGTATGAAATCAATGAACCTGCAGCCGCGCCTGTGGTATTTACGTCGTCAAGGTCGCCAAGCGTCGAAGCGCCCGCCGTGCCGCGCGACCAAAAGCCGCTTGTGTATACCAGCGCGTCGCCCTCGCTAGGCGTGCCGATTATCTTCACGTCGTCAAGGTCGTCCAGCCCGTCAGGTATCGTGTTTAGCTCGCTCTGCAATCCCGTGACGCTTCCAATGGGTATCGTCAATTCCTCTTGGTCAATCGTTGTCCACTCGCCTTGGCCGTAGCTAAGTAGCTGCCCCGCTGACGGTTGGCCCGCATCTACGTCAGTAAGGTCGTTCAGCGTTTCCGCGCCGCCCGCGTCGTCTGCCGCTTCCCAGTTGCCTGTGACGTCGTTGTATGCGATTAGTTGCCCGTTTGTGACGCCAGTTACATCTACATCGGAAAGCTCGCCAAGCTGCACGCCGGTAATCGGCGAACCTTGCGCAATCTCGAAACCGCTGCGGCTTATCCGTACGTCGTAGTCGGCACCGATGTTGTACGCGCGTTGCGGCTCGTCAAAATCAATTACCTCGTTTTGATACTGGATGCTTTGCACGTTCACGCCGTTGTACGTACCCTTCACGCGGTCAAGGGCAGCGCGAACGGCTACGGCTAAGTCAATGGCTTCCGTGTAGCTTTCCGCGTAAATATTAACCTCTACTTGCGCCGTGTCCAGCTTCGACGGTTCGGGCTTCGTATCCGTCGGCTCGTTGTTCGTGACGTTGTAAACGATGAACGGCAGGTCGCTATCCTGCTGGGCTACTTCGGGGTATATGCGCGTGCTTACTACGTCCGTTACGTCGGTCGCATTTGTCAAAAGGTAGTATATCGCTTTGCCTACAATCATCTGAAATATCTTTCGAATTCTTTGCGCAGCTCGCTGTACAACTTGCGCTTCATTTTATCCTGCACCGCTTTTTTTGCCTTCTCGAATTTTTGGTAGTTCGGGTGACTGGTATTCTTTCCGCCAAACGCGTCGGCAAAGTCGCCGCCTTCTACGATGTGCGCAAACCACGCGTCGTATCTGCGCGCGTTCTTTCCAACCTTTGGGCCGCCTAATACCTTGGCTTTGCTTTTGTTCGGTGTCCAAGTACCGACACTTTTGCGCAGCGTGCCCGGCTCAATTGGCTGCCGCCCTTTTACGAAAATCGGCTTTTTGTAATCTATGACGCGGTTGCTGCCTGACTTCAACGTACGAATGTAAATGCCGACAACCTTGCGGTTTATCTTGCGCATTTGGCGCATGTTCTTTTCGTTGAACTGTATGCCGTGGTCGATACGCTTTAAAACCATTTCGAGGCCGTCAACGTTTGCTATGGCAGGGTCAGAACCGCCGCCCGGCCGCATTTTAGTCGTTCCTATTTTCTCGGCAATGCTTCCCATTATTCGCCGCGCAAAGTCGTTACAATTCTAAAACCTTCGCCGCGCCCGATTTCCTGCACGCCTTCAATTTGGTAAGTGCTGCCGTTGTAGCTTACTCGGTCGCTGGGCCGTACGCTGCTAACGTCGGACGAATAACGGATAATGAAATGCACGCGCTGTTCGCTGAATACTTGGTCGCTTTGCAAGCTTTCGCCGCCGCCAACTTTGTACTGCACTTCGGCCCATACCGTCGCCAGCGTGCCCCACGTTTCCGCGCGTTCGCCGTACGCGTTTGCTGCCAACGTAGCGCGTTGCAGCGTTATTCGCCTGTCCATCGTGCCGAACCTCATACAGCCAAGATATTGCGGTAAGGGCTGACGAGGGAATGAATACCTAACGGCAGTTCGCGAATCACGTTGCCACCCGCAACAACCTGCTGGCGGTTCTCGTACAGATGCCCAACAAGTAAACGAATCGCGTGCAAGACGGGTTCGGGTACGTCGGCTTCTGCGTACCCTACGTTCATGTTGATTTGTACGGCGTGGAATGTATCGTCGTAAAGCTGTGGCGCGTTATCGAAGGTAATGCGCGCCGACTTCGTTTTAATGTCGAACCAGTATTTTGCAGCGGCCAGCGTCTGCGTGTCGCCGTTCGCGTCGGTGTACGTCACCGAAGAAATCGAGTTCACCGGCCCGACGGGAAAACGCGCGTTGTAAAAATAGTCGAGGTAGCCCACGGCAGTAACGTCGCCCAGCCGCGTATTGCAATAATCCTCAACCCACGAAATAGCGGCCGCGCGTAGGCTTGTTATTAGCGTGTCTTCGTCGCTGTGGTCAACGCGCAAATGTTCTTTGAGGTCGGCAACCGTTATCACGCTGTCGAGCGTCGGCGTACCTGTGATTTCTACGGTCATCATGTCGCTAAAATACGGACAAAAAAAAAGCCCCGTGAGGGGCTGTAATTATCGTACGGTTTTTGTTGTGTTCAAATCTTGGTCGTTCCAAGTTGATGGGTATTCACGGTTGCCGTGAAAATGAATCTCCGTTCTGAAGTTGCCGACTTGCATTTTTTTTGGGTAGTAGGCAGCAACGCGGCGCGCACCATTTTCATTTTCTAACAACAAATCGAAACTAATGAAGCCTCGACGCTTGTTTACAATTTTTCTGCATCCGCGCAAAGTGTAGCCCTTGATTTGGTCGCCTGTTGTTGGGTGTGATTGAAGTTGCATTTGTTCTGTTTGTTTCGTTTGATGTCTCAAATATACGGTAACCTTTTCTTTCTACGCAAATATTTTCGTAATTATTTTACGACTTTTTTCGTTTTCCCTGTATTTACTGGGGTTTCAGGGCATAAAAAAAGGGCGACCGAAGCCGCCCCTTTCTTAGAATTACGCTAAATCTTACTCGTCTGTGGCTGCAACGTCCTTCGCCATGGCGAGCGCGCCCGGCTGACGTACTGCAACGTCGAAGAAACGGTTGGCGTGCAACGTAATTTGTGCGTTGCTGGCCAAACTATATTGGTCTACCAAAAGGTCTAATCCGCCGAAATAGGCCAAGATGAGACCTTGCTGGAAGTTACCAAACACAACTTGTCCCAAAGTTGCAGATGCGTTTACCAAGTAAGGCGTGGCGACTGCTGGGAACCCGTTGAATTGTCCGTTTTCGAACAACGCTTTGACGCCTGTCACACCTACGGCGTGCTTCGTCAATTCGTATGCTAATGGACTCATTACGTACTGCGCGCCTGCAAGGTTTCCGCCTGCTGCCAAAACGCTTGCCTCCATAGCTACGGCCATAGCTGCAATTTCTGCGTCGCCTACTATGGCTTCGCCTGCTTCTGCGTTTGATTTGTCTGCGACTCCACTGTCAGCCAAAATGACGTCGAATGCTCGGTCGTCAATGTACGCGTTCATCGCTGCGCTCAAGTCATTAGCGAGCAGCGCATCCACGGCCGCCCCGCCCTGAAGAATGAGCTGTTTTGTGTACGTGGTCTTAGCACTTACGCGCTCAGGTGTCATAGATACTTCATCCATATCCAAACCGGATGCAGTATTTGCCTCGGCTTCAGTTGCACCCGTTCCGCTCGCCTTAGTTGCGATTCGTGGGAACTGCAAGTTGCCAACTGCGTTTCGAATTACGGTCGTGCCGAGCTGCTCAATTACGGTAGGCGCTCGCAGTGCCTCGATTGCTGCCGGTACGACTTCAGGTACAAAACCTGCGCCTGAACCTGTGGTGGCGCTGTGGTCGTCAGCGTCGCCCAAAGCACGCAAAGCCATTGAAGGAATTGCAATCTGTCCGGCAAGCTGCAAGCCTTGTGAACGTGCTTCCTTGTGCGCTTCCTGTGCCCATTCAGCTTCCGCGCCTTCCAAGTTGCGGCCGTTGGCTACTTGTGCAACTGCACGCGACAAAGAAAACGCGCCGTGAACGCGCTCAACTTCGCGCTGCTCGGCGTTCGATGCCGTGCCGCTTTGCGCCATGCGTGCAACCATTTCCTGCTCACGCTGCTTGTGCTTAATTTTTACGTCCAAGTCGGCAACCATGTTGTCGAGC